GTGGATGTTTCGCCCGTGTTTTATTACGTCCATAGCTTAAATAATAGTTTAATCCTACCGATAAAAGTAGGCGATAAAATGTAACGAACCAAAAACCCAACACAAAACGCCACAATAACCCACCACCAACGGAACTTATATTTAACAACTTGTTGCGCCTTAGCGGTCTTCCATTCGGTTTTTCCTTTGATTCGAAGCGTCTTCACGCGTTCTTTGTATTCGATTCGCGTTTGCCAACGTGTCTTCGGCACATAAACATTTTGAAATTTTATCACGGTATCGCGATACGCGATAAACTTTTCCCAAACGATTGAATCGTGACTAATCACGGGAAACGAATCAACGGTTGCAATTCGAATCGTGTCGGTGTCTTGTGTCAATTTTGCGCCGTGTTTAAGCGCTTTTTTGACGTGGTATTGTGCCAAGCGTTCACTTGAACAAGAAAAGAGCGTTAAAACGCTTAAAATCGCTATTATTCGAATCATAAATTTTTGAGCATTTGAATCATTCGAGGACACGGGTAAATATCGGATTTGTCTTTACGTACTGAATTATGGGTAAATATGCCCGCAGTACCCTTAAATGCTTCTTTGTCTATTTGGAAAATTTCGCTTCGGTAAGCCTTTGGAATTTTATAAGTGTCGCAAAGGTAAACGAGTAATTGGCGGGTGCTTTCTATTTGCGCATCCGTGTATTTTTCCCAATGTAAAAAACCCTTGTATGGTTGTTCTAAGGTAGTAACGTTTTTTGGGTCAACTACTCCGTTAACGTAGTTGTAAAATTTTCCGTTGCGGAACTTTAACGGGCCAAAGTTACAAATTTCAATGCCTACCGAACTTTTATTAAGGTTTTGGTAAGGCGCTCCGTTCTTTGCGAAATCCTCCGCATCTATTCCTAAATGCCACGCCCAATGTTTAGACGAAAAACATTGTACTATTTCTCCGTTGTTAGCTATAATAAAAGCCGTTGCTATCCGTGTTTCGTTAGAATTCCAAAATTGACTAACCGCCCTTGCGTTTCCTCCGCCTGCGGTATGGTGCAAATAGATTTGTTTCTTTGTCGCTTCCTCTTGAAAGTATTGCGATTTATCCAAAGGAACTTGGATAATTTTACTGGTGTCTAATTTCGTCGCTATCATTTTTTAATTCTTTTGCTCGACTTAATAATTTTTTCAAACTTAACCAAAGGTCAATGCCTCGAACGGCTTTGTAATTTTCGTTAATACTTACAACCTCTATGGAAATAAGTACCAACGAAAGTACCTTGGTTAATAGTAATTCCGTTGTAAAGATAGATTTTAAAATGTCATTTAAAATAAACCAATCAATAAGAAAAAATAAAATAATAGTAAGTTGATATAAAAACATCTTAGATATTACCGCGCTTAACCTTCTAGAGCGTATAGGAACTCCGTTTTTACGGCTTTTCCAAATACCTGTAATAGTATCTAAAAAGATAGCAAAACCAACCGCTAAAACCATTCCTGTAATAGGCATAAAAAAGGCTAAAACGATTCCTAACAAGGAAATCCATTTAGTTTGAATCGTCGTTAGTAAAATCGTCGCGGTTGCTTTCATAAGATAATAATAATTGGTACGTGAGTAAACAAGCGTATGCGCCAGCTAAAACACGGATGTATATTTCTTCGCCTTCTAACAAAGCAATAAAACACCCCGCAAAAGCCAAAATAAAATACATTCCCGCAACTCCTTTAATGTTCATTTGTATAAATAACTTAATAATTCTTGTATTGTTGTAAGTTGTTGCCCATCAACGTTTACGGCAACGTCGATTAATATAATTCCTTTATCGGTTATTACGTGCGCTTGTGTTTGGCTTATTATTTCCGCTTCACCTTCTAATAAATAATCGATTTCATTTAATTTAAAACCGCCTTTTATCGTTGTTATATTAATCATATACTTGCACAATTACGCGTTTAAAATTTCCATTGTCGGGTGTTGTTGTTCCATTGCTTATTGCAAAAATCAAATAATTGTCAATCAATGGATTAAAAGCCGTTAAAGTTATACCGCTTAACGAGTAATCAGTTGCCGAACTTGTTCCAGCCAAAAACGAATTTAAGTTCGTTCCGTCAAAGAAAATGTTTCTTTCGAATCTTTGGAAATAAACGCTTGTTGACATTCCACCACCCGCACCAAGTAACGTTGCGCCCGTTAAAGTGTTAGCCGTGTTAACGTAGTAACGTGGCGTTGTAACTCCCGAACCCGCCGTTTTGTTTATGAATGCTTTAATATAAAGAGTATTATTTGCCACCAACGTTCCCGCTGGAATCAAAACGGACGCGCTTATTTGAATGCTTGTACCCGTGATTGCATTTCCGTTAACGCTTGCAATCGTTCGTGGGTTCGTTTGAATAGCTAAATTACCGCTTCCAAGTAATGAATTTCCGTTAATTGTTTTGATATTTGAACCGCTCGTTAAAACGTTTTGTTTTCCATTTAAAGAATTTTGTAAATCAACTTGCGAACTAATTGTTCCAGTTATATTACCCCAACTTGCATTACCCGAAATTGCTATATCGCCACTTCCAAGTAAAGAATTTCCATTAACCGTTTTAATATTTGTACCGCTTACCAATGCGTCTTGTTTACCCGCTCTTCCCGCGTTAACTGCTTGGTCTAATAATTCCGCTTGTTCATCCGGATTAACTGGGTATTTGCTTGGTTTAATGTTGTTACTCATTATACAACAATGGTATTTGAAACAAACGTGTAACTTGTTTCCGTGTCGATATTAATAGTTAAATAAGCAAAATACGTACCCGTTGCTGGTGTTGCATCAATTAAACTTATTCCATCGCTTGTTAATCCTTTATCAACCAAAAATTCATCGTTCACATAAAGGTCTAAAGAAATGGATTGAAACGTAACGCCCTCCGCAAACTCAAAGAATAAATAAATTATTCCGCCGTCAATATATAAGTTTGGGTCTCCTATTATTATTGAACTGGTTGTTCTATTGTCTTCGTCAATGGAACTTATATCCGTTTCACCCGAATAAGAATTAATAACTATTGTTCCGTAACCATCCAATGCGCCATTAACCGCCGCCATTCCATAACCGCTTATTTCATCGTAGGGTTTACCCCAACCTATTTCGTTTGGCATTTTGTTTTATTTAAGTAAACTAATAACTTCTTTATGTTTTCTTTGTTCGGTTTTCTTACAGTACCCATCCTATATTATAATTGTTTGAGTCGGGGAAAATATCGCCGTTGCTATTCGTGTTATATTCGGGGTAAATTCCCGCATTAAATACCAAATGGTCAATTAATCTTTGCGTGTAGTTTTGCGCTATTTGTCTTTGCTTTTCGATTAGCATTTCCAATTCGCTTTTTTCTACGTTTGTAGCGTTTTCGCTTCCGTGTTTAAATACCCCTTTGTTCGCTATCGTAAAGGCGCTGAACGGCAAGTATTCAACCATTGCCCAATGAATTAAACACGGCTTTACATACGTTGTAAGTAGGTTTAAATATGGTTGTTGTATTTCATCGATAGCATCAACCGTTATCGTTGCGTCGGCGTTACCCGCTTGTATCGTTAAAACATCGCCCACCGTGTAACCAGTACCAGCCGTGGATACAACATAAGAAACAACCGCGTTACCCGCCGTTGTTAAATCAACGCCAAACCCCGAACCCGTACCGCCCGAACAAGCGATTCCAGTTAAGTTTGTGTAACCCGTACCGCCAGCGGTTAAACTTGTGGTTGTTGGTATTCCCGTATTACTTATGGTAAATAATACATCCGCTTTTAATTTATTAAATAAATCCGTGCCTAAATAATTTTGAATATGAATATCTTGAGCAACCTTTATCCATTGTATAAACGAATCCGTGTCAACTGCTCCGTTAACTGCGGTGTATTTTACTAAATCTTGTCTTGTAATTAGTAATGCTTCCATTATTTATAATTTGGGTGATGTCCGTTATTTGGCATATCAATTGGAGGCGTATTTGCATCTCCCGAACCGCGAGGGTTTGGTTGATATGTTTTTGGTATTGTTGCAACTTGTTCGTTACTGGATAATGCTTTATCCTCCTTTAATGTACCATCGGGGTTTTTCTTTCTTTGGTATAATTGTTCCGTCCAAAAATGCCCACAATTAACACCGCCTTTAAAGCGGAATAAATCGTAAGGTTTACCCTTGTGTCCGTGTTCCTCGTTGATTCCTAAGTTACTCGCCGCGTCGATGTCTTCGATTCTATAAACAACTCCGTTGTTAGTTCGTCGCATCATTTGAACGCAAAAATCTCGCGAATTATCTTTACTATATCGCTCCGAATAACGGTAACGAACTTTATAAATTGATTTGTCAAGGTAGCTAAATCCGTTTGGATTGCTTTTAATTACCCCGCTTAACTTTTGCATTAACGTTTTTTTAGGCGCTAACAATCGATTAGCCCATTCTTCCGCTGAATCGTTGGAATCGGAAAATTCTCGTTCCTCGATTAACTCCCATACATCATTATCGATTTCTTCGCCTCCTAAATTATCGTAAATACCTTGTAATGTTTCGTCGCTTACGTCCTCTTTTTTTAATTGAATGGGTGCGGGTTTTAACCCAACCAATGCGCGTATTTCGTCCGATGTCATTGATTCCAAAACCTTGTTAGCTACCAATGGACTCATCATATTAATTGCGTCGGTAACTTTCGTTGCTTCGTCGGTTGTTGTAATTTCGCCACCAGCATCGAGAGGGTTTAACGTTTCAAAATATAGTTTTAAACTAATTCCGTTATATGCTAAAATTTTATCGAACGCGTCTAACATCATTTCTTGCAACGGAACGATTACCATATTATTAAACAAAATTGCCGAATTTTTTAGTTCATCGGCGTTACTTCCAAAACCCGTAGTTGTTGCAATACCAAATAACAAAGGCGAAGTTACGTTGTGTCCAATTAAAATTTTACGTACGCATTCTTCGGATAAATATTTATACAATTCGGGCGCTTGGTCAATCGGCATATTCTCAATTGTGGCGGCGCTTTCTTTAGAATTGTTAAAACTTACTACCACTTTATCGCCGTTAACCCCCGTAAGTTTATTCATAATATCGCTTTTAACTTGCATTTGCATTTCCTCGGAAGGAACGCCATTGTTAAAATTAATTATGCTTTTCGGCGAAAACGACGATTTAACAAGGTTTATCATATAATCGGATGTCTCCTCCTCCAATACGGCATATGGTATTGCCCCTTGGTAATCTGGATATGAATAGTATTTCATTCCAACCGAATAAGGCTTAACGAACATTATTTCTAATTCGTCTTTTGACGTTCCAAACGCGCTATATCTTACGGGTGTATATTTCTTATATTCCGCCCAATTATCCGAATAGTAGTAACCCATTATTTCGCCGTCTTCGTTGCATTTTTCCGCTCGTAATAAATGTACCGGAACGTGGTAAGCCTTTGCAATTTTCTTATGGTCTTTCGTATATACAACTTGTATTGCAAATTGCCCTAACATTTTAAAATCTAAAGCCATTTTACGTACGCATTCTTTATCGAATAACGCTACCATTTGCGCGTATTCGTTTGGTTTCTTTGATGCGTCCAATGCTTTTAAACCCTTGCCATAAACTAACCTCGCAGTGTTGTTTATAACGGCGTTATTGGTTGTACTATTTATGTATCTATCGAGCAAAAAATTAAAATGTAAATTGTTTTCGCCGTATTCAACCCAATTATCTCGTTTCGATTCTTTGATAACTGGCGCTTCGTATGCGGCTAAATTTACGATGTGTATATTATTCATATTAGAACATTAAAAATTCGTTATTCGAACTAACGGAAACATACGTGTTTTGGTTAGGCGTATAATTACTTGGTGTTTGGTTTGTGCAAAAAATGCGGTCTCGGTAAATCTCATTGTTGCTTACATCCGTTAAAACCAATCGGTAGAAATGGTTTTGTTTGCAAGGGAAAACCGCTTCGATTTCGTCGGCATACGCACCCATTGTATAATTAGTAATCGCAACGTTTACCGTAACGTTAGTTGATTCGTCGGTTAAATACATTTGGTCAACGCCTTGAACGCGAGGAATAAAATAAATAAATTGGTCATTTACCGTATCGTCCGTTACTACTATCATAACATAATAACTTAAAAAATTACTTTTTGTTTCTAAATAAAAAAGGGGGTTATTACACCCCCTCCTTTTAATCGTTAGTTTAACTATTAAGTTGTAACCAATGTTGGCGCACCTAACAACGTAAGTAATTGTTGTTCGGTTGAACAATCAAGGAAATTTGCGGGTTTTTCTTCCATCGCCTCGAATGTAATTTTATAACCATTAAAATCACCATATTGAACCCCGCTTTCAACGCTTCCAGCAGTTGCATCGCATCCACGGAATAAACCAGCTAAAAAGAATTGGTTTCCGTTAGTACGTACAACAACGTGCGGACGTCCATAAGCTAAGATTTTAAATTGCTTGTGGAAAACTGGGTCTTGTCTTTTCAATTCTACGGTAATCGTTTGCGTAAAGAAAGTTGTTCCATTCTCTCTCGATGTATTCATAGTTTGAATAAATCCGTTATTACCTTTTAATTCGTACTTATAAATGTTGTTTATTGAACCTCCGATTGAAGTAATCATATCCTCATAACCAACAGTACCATAATTAGTAATTGTAAATGTACCGCCCGTACCACCAGTTACGGTTAAAACATCGCCCGCTTGGTAAAGTGAACCATCGTTATTTACGGTAATCGCAGTAATAACACCAGCAGCCGCGGTAATGTTTACCGTGAAACCAGTACCCGAACCTCCAGTTGTTGCAACCGCAGTACCAGTTGTGTAACCCGTACCTCCCGTGGTAAGTGAAATTGTAGTTTCGTTATAACCTACATCGCCACCTCCCGTTGTTGGGTCTGGGTCAAAATCGCCAAAATTGATTAGGTACACCGCTTGGATTCCCGAAATTGAATCCTTGCATTGTTCTAATCGTCCGTTTGAAACTAAACAAGCCATTTGTAATAAGTTTTAAAAAGGGGGGTTGCCCCCCCTAAGTTTATAAATTAGTTAACCGCGTTAACGATTCCGTAAGTAACCACGTTTTCAACTGCACCATATTGCGCACCACCAACGAAACGCATAATCATTCTCACGTTTTGTGAGCCGTCGATATCCGCCATATCAATTACTTTAACTTCGTTCAAATCACTTAGAACGGACGTACCAAAGAATAGGTTATCCACGGTTGTACAAATAGCGGTATTGTTCGCTAATCCGGGCGCCCAAAATATTTCGATTCCATCAAAAGATAATGCGCCTTGGTTGTACCAAGTTGTACCCATTCCACCAACACCAGCACTTGGAGCAACGTTTCCAGTTAAACCGCTTACGGTAGAAAAACCACCCAATGCGCGAACGTATGCTTTTGCAATGTTAGTTGAAACGTAAATTCTCAAATTAGGATTTCCGTAAAGAGCCGCCGGTACTGCGTCAACGATTTTACCCAATTCGGTAACTACGTTAAGAGCGGTAACGGTTGTACCAGCTACCTCTTGCGCTGCTGGTAACGCTGGGTCAAGAGCAACAATAGTTGAGATACCATCGAAAGAACCTTGAGTAGCGGTTGCACCTTGCCAAAATGCAGTTTCAATATTAGCAGCAACACGCTCACCATCTCGTGCAATCATAAAATCAGCGAATGATTTTGGCAATTCTTTAAAGTTAGAAAAACCTAATTCAGCCGCTTGCCACGTTTGGAAGTAGTCAGATTTACACAATTCCAAATTTACTTGTAGGTCTTTCGTTGTGATAAATCGCTCGGTTAAAGTAATTGTTGATGCATCGGTAAATGAACACGTTGCATTTCGTACCAAGTTTGTATCGGCAACTTTTTGCAAAAGTTGCTTATAACGTACGTTAGGTAATACGGTAACTCCACCTTTTTCAATGGTAGGAGCGGATAAAAGAGCAGCGGCAACGTATTTGCCCGCAAACTCACCAGCATAAGTTGTTGTAATTGAAGTAGCCATTTTTTATTTTATTTATTAAGTTTACTAATTATTTTGTCGAACGTCGACATTCCCGCGCTTTGTCCCCACATAAATTGCGGTTGCGCTTGCGGTTTTTCGGGGTTATAGGAAATTGGTTTTGTTGCGGGTTCGTTTTCAATTTCCACTACTGGCGCTTCCTCTTGTGCGCTCATTGTGGATAGTTGCAACTTTAACTCCTCGTTTTCCTTTTTTAACTCCTCAATTTTGGAAAACAACGTTTCCTCGATTGTACTTTTGATAACTTTTTTCGGGTTTAAAACTTGTGTTTCCGCCTCAGTTAATTCCGCCTCTTCGGCTTGTGGCATTTCTTCGGACGGCATTTCTTCGGGCATTTCTTTTTCCTCTTCTTTTTCTTTAATTTCTCCGATAATGCCCTCTTGAACTACGATTAAAATTTTATCGTCTTCCAAAGAATATTCACCAACGGGTAATGGAATTCTTTGTTCGTCTTCCGTTACGATAAATACTTCAGAACCAATTTCGAAATTTTCGCTTTCGATTATGGTAACGCCATCCATAAGTTTCATTTGTGCCAACTCCACTTTGTTTAAACCTAACAAAGCTTGTAGCCTACCTAAAATTGTTTTTTCTTCCATAACTTTTTTATTTAAAACTCAATTAATTAACTATTGTACACCTTTTTATTTATAACTTATTGTAAATTAAGGCGTTACCTTTCCTCCTATGTTACCAATACCTTGCGCTGGTAACGTTCCATCACAACATTTAACGCTATATTTTCCGTCTTTGCATAAGCAACCGCGTTTGCCACCTTGCGGTGAACTTTTCGTTTGTTCCTTTACTTTACTCATTTTCCTTGGCTTTTATATAATTTAACGTAATTTTTAGAACCTTTGATTTGCGAACATTTCGTTTTAGCGTGTACACCTTTGCGTTTTTTTCTTGGCTTTCTAACGAATGAAATTGTTGATGTTTTAACCTTTGCCATTTTCGATTTGTTTTAATTTAGATTCCGACCAAGTTAATGCGGCTTTACCGCCCCAAAGCAAATAAGAAATATAACCGCAATCGTTTGAATCGCCTTGGTTGTAATATACCTCCGCTCGGCTTAAATAACTATACATTCTTTTGATTGTTTCAACGCTTACTTTTTCGCCGTTTGCCAATTGTTGGGCGCGTATTTTACCAACTTGCGTAGCGCATTTATTACCATTCTTTTCGTTAAGTAATATACCACGTTGTGCGTTTCTTTTAACAACGCTTGGATAATCATTATATGATTCCTCCGCTAATTCATTTCCTTTTAATACGTTTTTGATTTGCTCGATTAAATACTCTTTTTCTTCGTCCATTGTTTTACGCAAACTCGTTTCCAAACTCATTTCGTATTTATCCGCAAAATAACCTTCGATTGAAAAACCTTTAACCTTACCCTCTTTAACATCGTTCCAAACGTTTTCGTTGTTTACTTTCATCGAAATCATCCAAGTTCCTTTTGGCAAATCGAATCCGTAAAGTTTGGATTTGTCTTTTTGTTCGTCTTCGATTATCCACGATTCAACAACGGACATTCCCTCCAAAGTTTTAGAATGTTCATAAGTTGCGTTACTTTGATTATGATTGATAAAAAATAATTCGCTCGCTTTTCGTACCGTGTCCTCGGAAAAGTAAATGTAAAATTCTCCGTGTTTTTTATTGCGTCGATAAATTTGTTTGTTCGGTATTAATGCCGCACCCATCAATAATTTTTTTTCTTTATCAATAGCGCTAAACGTAATTTGTTGGTTGCTTAGTTTTACGAAGTTTTCACCTATTGCTGGGTCATTGACTACGGAAATAGCATAAACTCCCATTTCTTCGTTTTCTTCGTCAAGAATTAATTCTAATATTTTCATAATTTACATTTGTCCGATTCCTATTCTATTCCTATCTAACGATTGTTGCGTTGTTACCTCGCTACCAACTACGTATGCTTTAATTGGTTGTTGTTGTAATTGCGCTAATTGGTTGATGTTATTATTTCCAACCACGTTAAAATTAGGCGCAACGATTCCACTACTCATTGAACCACCGCCACCACCACCGCCACCGGATGTTGAAGGTGCGGGAGGGGGCGCACCACCCGCGCCGATTTCCTTTAACGCTTTTGCCGTTGCTGCGATGTTTGCTGCTATTCCTAACCCCGTTGAAATGTTGTTCATCGCGATAACTGGAACGGCAGCTGCTCCGCTTGTGTATATTGCTTGTGGTGTTGTTAATGCGCCCGCGTTTGCCAACTTATTGGCTATAATCATTTTTGCAATACCAACCGCCGATTCAATTAAAATTGCGGTTTTTTGTACGCCTTTAGATTTTCCAAATAAATCTTTCATTAAATTATTTGCTTGCAACGCTAAATCCAAACCTTGTTGTTGTACTGCGGCTTTGTGTTGCAACATTTCGTTATCTAATTTCTTTTGGTTGTCTAAATTAGTTTTACCGTATTTTAATGCAATACCGTTTAATTCATTTTGCTTTGCCTCTTCGATTATCTTTAATTGCTCCGCGTTACCTTGTGCGCTTTGTTCAATTGCGTAATATTTTTGTCTTATTAACTCCTCCTCGTATTGTTGTTCGGTCAAAGTTCGTTTTAATTTAGCTTGGAAATTTTCCTCTTGTAAATCTTCGATTTTTTGCAAGTAATCATTTTCCGATTCAACACGTAAATCGTTAGCAGTTTTTTGGGCATCTAAAACAATTTTTTCTTTTTCCTTTCGTGCCTCCTCCGCTTTATCGTCAAACTCTTTTTTTATCTTTTCTAAATCTAATTGTAAGTTGATTTCTATTTGTTTGATTAAATCGTTTTTTTGCTTTGAACTTGCGTTTAATTTTCTTATGTCTTCGATTCTATTTTTTGCCTCAAGTTTTAATTGCTCTTCGCGTTGTGTTCTTTCGTCTTGAATAGCTCGTATTTTTTCAGAGGCTAATTCTCGCGCTAATTGGAAATTGTTTTGTTGCAATTCTTGTTGCCTTTGAATAGCTTCGTTATGCTTTCTTGTTTCCTCTGCGCTTGTTTTTTGTTCCTCCTTAACAACCGCGCCCTCTTTTTTTAGGCTTGCAATTTTTGAATTAATTGATTTCTCCGCTTGGTCTAACGCGGTAATTTGTTTGTCCAAATCTTTGGTTGTTGCGTTGACAACATCGCGGTAATCCATTGCGGCAATTTCTGCGTTTTCCGCTCCAGTTGAATAACCAATAAAACCATTCGCTGCCGAACTTCCAATGTCCAACGTAAACTCCCCCGCGTGTTCCGCTGCCTCCGCAATTACATCTAATTGTTCTTTTATTTTCTTTTGCATTACCTCAGCGCGTACCTCGCTTACTGCGCGTACCTCCGCTTGTAATTGCAACAATTGAACGTTTTTAATTAATGCGTTATTGATTTGGTCAATACTATTTTTTTCCGCGTTGATATTCGATAATAACGAAGGGTAATCTTTTTGGAATTGTTTAACCAAGGCGGTTTTATCCGCTCTTGTAATCGATTCATCTTTTAACGATTTACTCAATTTATCAGCGGCGCTTATCTCTTTACTAATTGCAGCGGTTGCGGTTTGAGTAACTTGGTTTTGTATTTTTGTGGCGGCGGCTACGCTATTCATTCCACCGCGTAATTTGTCAAAATTTGCAATTAACAAACCAACGCCCGTTAATAATAACCCAATTCCAGTAATGGCAAAGGCTTTACCCGCGCTTGTCATTCCAGCAAAAGCGTTTTTCGCAACTGCGCCCAATTGTTTAAAAGAATCTTTTGCCTCTCCTAACGATTGCAAACCTTGACTTAATGCCATTGCGCTTTGCACCTTCAGCATCATTTGTTGAACCTCTTGAGATTCCGTACCAAGCAAACCCATTGCCCCCGTTACCGCACTAAATCCACCAGCAACACCGCTTAACGATGCGGTTAACGCTTTAAATTTTGCATCTGGGTTGAATGCATCGGTTAACGCTTTCGCGTCTCCAATTCTATCTTTTAAATCCGCGGCTTTCTTTGCGGCGTTTACTGCCTCTCTTGACGTAGCGCCGAATTTATCCGATAAAACTTGAACCTCTCTTTGTGCCTCTTTTAACTGCGCCTTTAAACTTTGCGTGTTATCTTTAACCTCAAGTTCAATTACCCGTTTTTCCGCCATTTGCCTTTTTTATATATAACTCTCGAACCTTTTGTTTGTACGCCCCTTTCAACGTAGGTTTGATTTCGTATTTACCTTTTGCGATTTCTATTATCTCGCTTTGCCCTAAATGTTCGCCAGCGGATAACAATTTAATGATTTGTTTTAGTATCATATTATTCTATAATTATATCATCCTCACTCGGAGGAGGTATTAAACTTTCGGGGTCAATCGGCATAAAATCATTTAATAACCTTAAAGTTGCTTCTCCCGTTGTTAGATTTATTTGCATATCATTGATAATAAACCTTTTGTCTCGTATTATTACCCTATCACATAAACGTATTTTGGTTAATATGGAAATCGGCAACACCGTTTTTACCGTGGTAATTCGGTTCTTTAAATTATATAAGTTATAAAGATATTGAAAATAATACGTTGCGAAAATGCTTTGTTGAATAGCAACTAAATGATACGTACTGGTTTCGGGCGCAAAATTTAAACTATATTGAACGCCCGTTGTGCTATTGGTATAATCTTGCCCAAACATTACGTAATTATCTATATTCGCATTGTTGCCAATTGCATCCTTAAAGTGTATATCGTGCGGTAATCCAGTAACGTTACCATATCTATAAAGTAAAACGGGTTTTGGTATGTATGGCGCTAAGCTTGAATTCAACGCATACCCAACTTGTAAACCGCTTGGTGTACCGCTATGAAAAAAATGGTTAAACATTAAGTTTTCAAACGGAACTTGTACGCTATATTCCGCGCCATCGTAACTATAAATATGCTCCGTGTTTCCATACTCTTTTTTATACGATTGGAAATAATATTTATTTAGTACGCTTTCGCTCGTTTCGTATTTGAAACTTATTTTTTTGTATAATGGAACTTTTGCAACCTCGATTGAATCAACATCCGTAAAGCGTGTAATATCGTAAATTCTACCTTGCGTGTACCAATTTAAAAGGGGTTCAATTGTATATTCGTTTTCTCCAGTATTTTCAACTACTAAATTAAACTCCTTTAAAATTCCGCTCATAAAATCAACTACTTTCATATCCGGAGCAAAGTTCGAAAGGTTGATATTACTAATTAAATTTTGTGTTGAACAACTATACGTAACACTATTTATATAAGTTCCTAACGTCGGTTCGGTATCCCATATTTGATAAATTAAATTAAAATCAATACTTAACCCCTCATCCGCTCGCACCTTTAATTGTACGGCATCATTTAACCCCGAAACGTTTGTTGCGGCGTACATTAAACCATATGTTGTTGAACCGTTAATTGTTCCGTTAATACCCGTATGCGTCGCAGTTAAAACACCATTTACGTAGACATCAACGTAATACTGCGTTGTGGTACTACTCACAAAAATAACATCCAATAAAACACGATGTAAGGTAACGGTAAAATTGGTTGCTGGCGAAACTTGGTATTGAACATTTACAATATTTAAAGAGGTGTCTACAAATGGCGTTGGGTCTACTGTTGTAACCGATTGCGCTATTTTAACCTCCCAATCTACGTAATTTGCATCGGTAGTTACGTTTGGAATGTCGCGGTTTTTAAACCACAAATAAACGTTTCTAAATTCTTCCGTAGAAAAAAACGAACTATTAAATGTAACGTTATATTTTAACTCAATTAAGTTAATAAGCTTGTTTAGCGTTATCGCGGGGAATAACTCACGTAATACGTTTATCGCCCCCGTTGATGTATGTATATTGTTATTAGTTGTTGTTGCGGTTAAATAGTTTGGATTCGTTATCGTTGGTTGCGTGCCTCCGTATTCCCAAATCCGATTTGATGTAATTAAAGGGTATTGCACATCGCTCGTAATACTTCCGTTGATTCTACCAAAAACTTGCGCCCAATTATACGTATGCGATAATGTACTATAATCCAAATCGGCTAATTTATCCTCGCCGAATAAATCTTTTAACGTGACTAATTTTCCGTAAAATGTAATGGTATAACTTTTTGCTTTACCCTTTTCAACTACGGATTTTTCCAGTTGAATTTTTCCGCTTTTATACGTTGTTAAATCTATTTCAATGTAACCATCGCGCCGTAAATTATGGTCAATTGGTGAATCAACATCCGTTTCGTAAAAATGCTGGAAAACTTGGTTATTTCTTGGGGTTGCTGGTACGGTAAAGGATTGAGAAATTTCCGTTTTCGTTTTGTTAATATCGTACACGTCTTGAACGCTCGAACTTATTTGAACTTGTTCGTCTTCAAATAAATCTAATTCGATTCCCTCAATAAATACCTTTACGTCTCGTTTCATTAAATTACGCTATGGATTACGTCAAACGCTAATTCTATTTCGATTTGATAATTAATCGTCTTTTGGTTGATGTTCTTAAACTTATTAATGGATTTAGTGTTTACCTTTACTGGTATTCTTTGAACTCCGTTTTGCCAAATAACGCGCTCACTTAATAATAATTCTTGTATCGTTTCACCATACGATTCATCAACCCAACCCGTATTAATTAAATATCGACGCGTTCCATTACTATTCATTACGTGCCTTTGTCCCTCGCTTACAAGCGTAGGTATTAATTGAGACGGCATTAAATTATACGTGGACGAATTTACATCTAATAATTCTTGAGATGCTTTAAAGAAAAATTCACGTTGCCAACCTCCAAATTTATTAATAAAATCAATAGTCATTGGTTCATAACGGCATTCCGTTTTCGGGTAAAAATAACCCGTCCATTGCAAAACATTTAAATTATTAAATATTTGTAATGTGTTTCCAGTTGCGTAATTCCCTTCGTGAACACGTTTAATATCAAAAACCCCATCAGCGGTAAATGCATAGGTAACGGGTGTACCTCCTCCAAACGGCGTATGTACATAATACCAACTCCTTTTTACTTTTGCCGTTACTATTCCCGCTCGATGCGCTGGGTTTGCATTTGGATTATTTGCGCTATCGTCCCAATAATAATGAGATGTACCATTACCAAGTAATACATTACCCCTATCTATATTTACCCCCTCTTCGTATAACCCGTAACCATCATAAGCCATATCCGTTACCGTTTGGTCTAAAACATAAACCCCACCAATAAAATTATATGTACGATATTGAATGTTTACGTATTCGTCTTCCGAGGTTAAAAACTGATTTGTCATATAATTAATTCCGTTGAATTTATGCGTTAAAAATTCACGGATATATGCGCTTATATTATAATACGTTTTTGTATTTGTTGAACTCGGTATTAATTTGCTTAACGTGTACGTTGGTGTTGTTGGTTGCGTACCCGTGTAATACCATAAATCTATTTCGATTTTGGAACCAGTTTGTAAAGCGTTATCCACTAAAACGATATGTGGACTACGTGCGTTTATTGCCATATTTTTTTATTATTTCATCCAATGCAGCTAATGTAATTTTTTCCGCATCTAATCCGTACTTTTCTATTAACTCATTTGGTAACGTTTTGTATGCCGTCTCAACCGCTTTCGTAAAAAACAAACTCGGCTCAATACCCTTAATATAAATACTTCGGGCAATTAGGAATTGAATTGATTTGGCAAACCCTACCGATTTAATACTACGTCCCGTAAATTTACCTTTGATTCGTGGCGCTATTCCCCTTCGAACTATCCATTTATCCAGTTTACTCGGAGGGGGCATTTTAGTTTTATAGCTAAATGGGGTATTATATTTTTGCTTTACACCGCTTACCCCTTTGTCTTGGTAAATTCCGTATTCCTCCATATCAAAATAAATGCCTATTGAATTGGGCATTGCTTTAACCTCTATATCGATTGAATCGGAAAGTTTTCCGGATGCGTTTTTACCTTTTTGCGCTAAGTTTTTTCGCGCCTCCTTAATTACTTTGTCGCGGAATTTTTGTAAATGCTTATATGTTTCTTGTTCATTCATTAACAACGCGTCATTTCATTGGGGCAAATTATGTTTAATGTCATCGCCCAACCAACTAAATTATTTTCGAATCGCTCGGTAAATGGTTCGCACGTTGGTACGTCTTCCACAACAAAATTAAGGTTATAAAGGTTTCCGCTTTTCAACATTTTAAAACATCTGTTCAAAATTTGCAACGTGGAATTTAACGCGTCGTTGGTATTATCTCTCGTTTCCCATTTGGTGTTATCTTCCTCCTTTACGTTATCGGTTATATCCATCGCAAAAATAGTTAACGTAAATCGTTGGATGTTAGTTTCAAATTGCGCTTGCGTTACCATTGTATGTACCAGCGGGAAAATGGTTTGTTTGGCAATATCAACATCGAAAATATCTCCGTTCGTTACCGTGTTAACCAATGGGTCATTATCAAAATGGTTTTTTAATTCTTTGATTAATTCGTAATATCCTTTCATCTTTTCATATTTCTTTTAAATTCGATTTCTTCGATTTCGTTTTTTTGCTTTTCAAAGGTGAGGAAAGTGAGGCATTGATGTAATTGTAAGTTTGTAATTTCATCAAATCGTCTGACATCTCCGTGAGCAACTGCGTAAATGCTTGAATACCACCCCCATTGTTTATTAAATTGCTCCCTTTCATTAAAACTCGGCGCTCTTTCCGGTTCATTGTTTTCATCGTCTCCAAATAATTGCTTGTACTCCTTAACAATTCTGCTCCTAAATTGTAAAAAAAAACCCGCGCTGAAATCGCTATTTCCATTGGAATAAATTTCATAAACTCGTGGAATTCCTCACTTGCCGTATATGGCGCAATTTGGTAACGTTCCTTTTCTTTTTTAATAATTGGTCGATACATTACTGCCATTGCTTTGTGGTAATCGTCCCAGTTATTTAAATGGTGTTCTAAATCAATATATTCACCCCACGTTATATTTTCAAGGTTAGGAATAAATCCAAATTCCATATCCTTATATTTCCACGTTTGGTAAAAATTTGGCTTTACGCTAAATATTTTTTGGAAGTGTTCCAATAAGCCTTGCAACTCCGTGTACTTTATTTTTACCACATCCTTTAACTGGATTCCGCAAAATATCTCAATCATTTTTTGAACTATAAATTCCTCATCGTTAGAATTTTCTTGAACCTTTAGGAATTTTTGGTAATTCACTAAGGGTATTTCGCTAATTGAACTTGGTAATGTTAATTCTAATTGCATATCTATTAAACTATTTATTCGTCTTTTTGTATTCCAAAACAAAAAGATACGCCTTTAAAAGCATATCAAAATGCACCGCAAACCTTGCGAGGTTGTTAAAAACTATTTGCACCCTTACCCCCTTACGTTCGTAAATGTATTCCTCGATTACTCGAATCATTACTAACATATCGTCGGTTTTACCGTATTGCATAAACACCGTATTGCGCTCCTATTCCTAACGTTTCCATTTCGTGATACCTAAATGCATCGATAGCGTGATTATTAAAATCGATTGGTTTGTTTAGTCGCTTGCCTTGTTTGTCCGTGTCCCAAATGTACGAGCGTAATTCTTTGATTAAATTACCGCTATTCGCAGTTACTAAGTATTCGTTGCGTTGGATAACGTCTATTCCGTAGTTAATCGAATCCTTACCTTTGGTTACTCCTTTAATTATTACCCCAAAGCGTTTAATTTCGTCAATGGATTTTGGTTCGGAACTATCCGCGTAAACGGGTACGTGTTTTGGTAGTAACTTGGCTATTTCGCTATTTAATAACCCCGTTTGGTACACCAACTCGTTTACTATCCGTTGCCCGTTGTAATTGTATATTTCTATTATTGCAGTCGGGTCATTGGTATAACCAAAATCCAAACCTATTCCAAGCAACTTTGCCTCGCTGGGTATCGTGTCAATTTGTTTCCAGTTTGAAAATACAACCCCCTCTAACATTCCTAATTGACCTTCGCCGTATACCTTCCACCAATTTGCCCAATAACTTGACGTCTTCGCTTTCTCTTTGTTCTTTTCGATTTGTTCGATAATTGATTGGTCTAACGCTTCGTTATCTTTGTACGTCAATATTAAAAAATCGGAGTCGGGTTCATCCTTTAATTCCGTATGTACCCAAAATTCGTTTGCGGGGTTGAAATCTAAATAAACCTCTTTTCGTGTTCGAATAGCCAACTCGTTATAGGAATCAAAGGTAACGTTATTACATTCGTTGATATAAAGAATGTCGCGCCTTGCACCACGTAGTTTACTCGAATCGTCCGCGGAAAAGAATTCAATAACGCTTCCGTTGGCGAACTCGTAACGCAGTAAAGATTTGTTAAACCTATCTTCGAAAAAACGTCCCGTCCATTTCATTATTTTTAGGAAATCCTTTAACGCACCCCTTCGTAAATGGGGTATTGTTTCCGCGACTATTGATATTTCCAACCCTTCGTGACGTGCGGCTTTATCAATTAACACGGGAATTATTCCGAACGTCTTACCCGCGCTCGTACCGCCTTGGATAATCTTAATTCGTTTTTTAAGATTCAGTATCTTCTTGATTGCCGTTGTCTTCTTGAACATCGGGGAATAATGGTTGCTCTACGTTTGTAATTTCTTTTTTCTCAACAAGGTTGTTTAGACGTGCCGTAATACTTGCGTTATATATTCCAGCCATACCCCCGCCGATTTGGTCGTTTCGAACTTCCTTGCGTATACGCGTAACGATAGTTAAAAAGCGTTTGTATCTTCCGTTAGTATTCGCAAAATAATGGCTTAAATCTCCTATAATGCCTAAATCCGCGCAATAGCATTCGAACCCTTCTATGGTTAACGGGCGTTCTAATTCGCTATATTCGCTTCGTCCCTCTTTACCTACGAAAGTATGTTTTAGAATAGGATTATTTTTT